AGGGATCTAACCCAGACTCAATTATCAACCCTTTCACAAGTGGCACAACTTCTGTAACAGACTCTTTAGGAAACGATATTCCTTTAGGATCCGTTCTTTACTATGGTGACAGAGTATTTAGGTATGGTTTAGTAGGTGGTGTTGCATTAACAGCAGGAAAACTTGTTCAAACCATTGTTGGAACAAAGGCCGACCACCAAGACTTAGCCCCAACCGCAGCAGTTACAGCAGGTAAATATGCTATTTCAGTAGAAACAGCAGGAACTGACCTTACTTTGAACCAGTACGCAGGTGGTTATCTTTATGTAAATGATGGCGATGGTGAAGGGCAATGCTTAAAAATCAAGTCTAATCCAGTACACGATCATTCAGATGATCCTTCAGTTATTATCACATGCCACGATGCATTAGCTACAGCAATAGCAACTTCATCTAAAGTTTCTTTAATGTCAGATCCTTGGTCTGGAGTTGTGGTTGCACCAGCAGCAGAAACAGGTGCAGTAATGGGGTGTCCACTTGTTGACATGGCATTAAGTGCTTACGGTTGGTTCCAAACTCATGGACCAGCAGCAGTATTAACCGAAGGAACAGCTGTTCTGGGACATAATGTAATGAGATCAGATACAACAGCCGGAGCAGTTGAACCTTCTTCTGGATCAACTCTTGATATTGTTGGTACGTGTATGTTGGTTGATGTAACTACTGATTACTCGTTAATCAAGCTAAATATATAAGTTCGGTGATTGTTTAACTGGGTGGGGCTTCGGCCCCATCCAATTATTCATACGGGAGAAAGACAATGGCTGATGTTGTTACGAGCCAAACAATTCAGGATGGTGCTCGACATGTGGTAATGAGCTTCACCAACGTCAGTGATGGCAGTGGTGAGGCTGCGGTAAAAAAAGTGGATGTCTCGGCGCTTGGGGCAGATCCTGTTACTGGTAGCGCCTGTAGTACCGTGGCTATTCAGTCGGTGTGGTTTTCAACCCTGGGCATGAGTGTGAAGTTGCTTTGGGATGCCACTACCGATGTGCTGGCTTTGCATTTACCGGCGGACTATTCAGATACGCTGGATATGAGTGAGTTCAGCGGTCTGAACAATAATGCCGGGTCCGGTGTTACGGGCGATATTATGTTGACCACGGTTGGACATAGTTCGGGCGATGCTTACACGGTGGTTTTGAAGATGGTGAAGCATTACTCGTAGGAGACGCTAATGAGTGGTCTTGAAATTTTTCAGAACGGAACTTCTCTTCATCCTGACAGGATGGGGGAGCCTGTGTACCAGATAGGCAGGAAGAACGCAGACGGTGAATACGACGTTGTTGTTTTCGATGGCATGAGCAAAAAGGAAGCTGAAGCGCGATTGGTTGAAATGCAGCCAAAGCCTCCCAAAGCAAAGCCTGTGGAGAAGCCTGCGGTCAAGCCAGTAGCTAAGCCAGTAGCTAAGCCAGTAGCTAAGCCAGTAGCTAAGCCAGCGGCGGAAAAGAAACAAGCGAGTAAACCGGCTCCGAAAAAAGCCAAAGCTAAAGCCAAGAAAAAACCATACAGGAAGCGTTAATGGCAACCAGCGGGACGTATGCTTTCACTCTCGATCTGGCGGACATGATCGAAGAGTCATTTGAGCGGGCAGGGCTGGAACTGCGTACTGGCTATGATTTTCGTACAGCCAGAAGAAGTATTGACCTGTTAATGCTTGAATGGCAGAACCGGGGCTTGAACCTGTGGACGATACAGGAAGGCACGACCTCAATTACTGCGGGGACAGCCCGCTATGCTTTATCGGGTGAGATCGTCGATATTATCGAAGCCTATATTCGGACTGACTCGGGTGATACGAGCAAGCAGTTTGACCAAGTGTTGACACGGGTTTCAATCAGTCAGTACGCGCACTTGTCTAATAAGCTCAATCAAGCTAAGCCGCTGCAATATTGGCTGGAGAAAGATCCGTCAGCCATTTCAGTGAATCTATGGCCGGTGCCGGATAGTGCTGAAACCTACACACTTGGCTATTACTACATGGAACGTGTCGAGGACTCGGGGTCACCGGCGTCCAATAATATGGATGTTCCATCCAGATATCTGCCTTGCCTGGTCTCGGGGCTTGCGTATCAAATCAGTCTTAAGCGGCCAGAAGTCTCGGATAGGGCGCCAGCATTGAAATCGGCATATGAGGAGCAATGGAATCTGGCGGCTGATGCCGACAGAGAGAAAGCCTCATTTCGGGTCACGCCCGGAGGGTATCGATTCCCATGAGCTACGCAAGCGGCAAATATGCTTTCGGTTACTGCGACCGCACTGGCTTTCGTTACAAGCTCAAAGACATGGTTGAGCAATACGAAGGCGGCAGACCGACCGGGTTGCGTGTGGGCAGGGATGTGGTGGATAAAGATCAGCCCCAGCTTCAGTTGGGCCGGTTTAATACCAATGACCCTGAAGCGTTGCGTAATGCGAGACCGGATGGGAGCTTGGCAGAAAGTCGAAAGCTGTATGCGTTTAATCCCGTGGGCGGTGGAAATTCAGCTTTGGGGAGCCGTACTGTTGGGCTTGATATTGCGGCGGCGGTTGGCAGAGTTACGGTGAGTACAGGCTGATGGCGTGGACCTACACAACATTGAAGTCAGCTATCCAAGACTATCTGGAGAATACCGAGACTACGTTCGTCAACGATCTTGGTACGATCATATCCCAAGCAGAGAACCGCATCCTAAAAACGGTACAACTGCCTGATTTTCGCAAAAGCACAACCGGCGCAATGACTTCGAGCAATGCGTATCTAGGAACGCCGACAGACTTTCTGGCGCCCTATTCGTTGGCGCTGGATAACAGTGGCTATGAATACTTGATATTTAAAGACGTGAACTTCATCCGTGCGGCCTATCCGGTTGCATCCACAACGGGTGTGCCGAAATATTACGGTCTGTTCGATGATGATTCGTTTATTGTCGGACCTACGCCGGGTAGTGGGTATACCGTTGAACTGCATTATTTTTACAAGCCAGAGTCTATTACAGCGGCTAGCTCTGGTACTAGCTGGTTAGGTGATAATGCTGAGCTGGCTTTGCTCTATGCCTCTTTGGTTGAATCCTATGGGTTTTTGAAGGGCGAGCCTGATTTGATGCAAATGTATGAAGGTCGCTATCAGGAGGCGGTAGAGCAATTGAAGATTCTGGGCGAAGGATACAGCACCACAGATAGTTATCGCGGTGGTCCTGTTAGAGTGAGGCGCACATGACCAATAGAAGCATAATTATTCGGGATAGCATTGATGCTTGAGTTAAATGCAACGGTAGAGCCTGGAACCTGTGAGGTTCATACGACTGAATACCGTGGCTTTACGTCAGAAGAGATTTCTGAAAGAGCGGTAGGGAAGATAGTCTCTGTAGCTGATGGTGCTGATCCAGTGGTAAGAGATCAAGCAGAGACCTTTAAGCGCAGGATTTTTCATGTGATCGTAAAAGCCTGTAATGACGCAATCCAGAGCGACAGAACAACGCTGGCAAATCTTTTGAAACGACAAGGCCATGATGATATGGCTGAGATTTTAAGGAGGCTGTAATGGCTCATACTCAAGCAGTTGCAACAAGTTTCAAGTCTGAGCTGCTTCAGGGCATACATAACTTTCACAATGGTTCAGGTGGCGGTACGACAACCACAACTGGAACAGGCAATACATTCAAGGTGGCGCTTTACACATCAAGTTCTACCATGAGCGCGAGCACGACGGCTTATACAACCACGAATGAGGTTTCTGGCACGAATTACAGTGCGGGAGGAAATACATTAACTAATGTAGATCCAACCACTTCAGGAACGACAGCCTTGACCGATTTTGCAGATTCTACTTGGTCAGATGCCACGATAACGGCGAATGGTGCGTTGATTTATAACTCCAGCACTACCGCAGGCAGTGCAAATCGCGCAGTGGTGGTTCTGGCTTTTGGCGGAGACAAAACTTCTACGTCGGGTGATTTTACTATTGAGTTTCCAACAGCCGATGCGTCGAACGCAATTATTAGAATAGCGTAGAGATCAAGGTGTGGCACAGAATGCAAAAGTTGCATGGCAGGGATGGAACTCTAGCAATATCGCTTGGGGAGAGAGTACCTGGGGTGATGCAGAAGAAGCAATTACAGGTAGTACAGCTTCTGTTGGAACAGTTACTGTTTCAGCGAATGCCTGTATCTGTCCGGTCACTGGCAACTCAGTTACCGCAAGCACTAATTCGGTCACTGTTACGGGTAAGGCTACAGTTAGCGCCAGTACAAATGTGGCGACTTCTGCGGTCGGTTCAATCTCGCTTGTCACAAATAACACAATTCAGGTCACTTCAGAAAAATCTGAAGCATTTACAAGCAGCGTTACTGTGGTTTGCAAGGCTGGCATTGAAGTCACCGGCAATCAAGTCGAAGTGTCTACAACCAGCGTTTTGGTATGGGGGCTGGTGGATACAGATCAAACTCCAGATTGGAGTGCTGTTAGCACCAGTCAGACGCCAAGTTGGTCTGCTGTATCGACCACTCAAGATCCATCTTGGTCATCAGTATCCACATCACAAACACCTAGTTGGAGTTCGGTAGATAGTGACCAGACTCCAGAATGGGAAAAGGTAGCTTGACATGGCAACTTATGTAAATGATTTAAGACTGAAAGAAATCGCAACTGGTGATGAATCGGGCACCTGGGGCACGAGCACGAACACAAATTTAGAGCTGATAGCAGAAGCGTGGGGCAGTGGTTCGGAAGGAATTACAGGAACTACACACACCATTACGATGCAGGATGGTGCTGCCGATGCAGCAAGAGCCTATGCGATGACCCTGACGGGTTCCACTACTGCGACTAACACGGTCACCTTAGCACCCAACACAGTTAATAAAGTCTGGGTGATACAAAATAGTGCGGGATATCAAGTAACGATCTCCCAAGGTACAGGCGCGAACGTCATTATTCCCAATGGTGGCATCAAGATGATTGTTGCCGACGGTGCGGGTGCAGGCGCAGCCGTGACTGATGTTTTAGACCTAACTGCTGGCACGGGCAATGTAGGGCTTGGTTCTGGAAATTTAGGTACGGCGCTAACTACTGGCACGGATAATGTTGCGATTGGTGAGGCTTCGCTTGATGCAGTGACTTCCGGTACTGATAATACCGCCGTCGGAGACAACGCGGCAGGAGCCGTGACCACGGGCGGATCTAACGTCGCCATTGGTTCTGGTGCTCTACTGGTTTCAACCACGGCAAGTAATAACGTCGCGATTGGAACCTCGGCTTTAACGGCTAATTCAAGCGGTACGGATAATGTCGCCGTCGGTGATTCGGCGGGCGATGCCGTAACAACTGGAGCGGATAACACCTTCGTTGGGGATAACGCGGGCGGCGCAGTAACAACTGCTTCAGGTCATACCGCTGTGGGATCGAGCGCGTTGTTAACGATGTCTACAGGGACCACTGGAACAGCGGTAGGTTTTGAAGCATTGAAAGTTGCCACTGGGAATAATAACAGTGCTGTGGGTTACCAGGCTGGAGTAGCTGTTAGTACGGGAACTGAAAATACCTTATTTGGCTTTGCCGCTGGTGATGCGGTTACTACTGGGACAGATAATACGTTTCTCGGGTCTTCTTCCGGGGGCGGAACGACAACTGCTAATCATAACACTGCTATTGGCTCTAGTGCTTTATTGGTAAATTCGACTGGTGGCGGGAATGTTGCGGTGGGACTCAGCGCCTTAGCCGCTAATACAACAGCCCACTACAACATTGCCGTGGGCTATCAGGCATTAACTGCAAATACCACCGGAACCGACAACGTCGCTGTCGGCTATCACGCTGGCACTGCCGTTACCACCGGAATAAATAATACATTTGTTGGAGATGACGCAGGACAGGCAGTAACCACTTCTGATCAGAATACGGCGGTCGGTGCTGATGCGTTAAAAGCGACAAGCACTGGGAGTAACAATACAGCAGTGGGCAAGGGGGCCTTAGCCGCGAACACAACGGCAAGCGATAACACCGCCGTGGGCCATGATGCTCTAAATGATAATACCACCGGCACAGACAACACTGCCCTTGGCGCTGGTTCAGGAGACGCGGTAAGTACGGGTTCTGACAATACCTTCGTTGGGGATAACGCGGGTGGTGCTGTTACTACGGCAAGCGGTCACACCGCTGTAGGATCATCTGCGTTACTTACCATGTCTACAGGGACGACCGGAACGGCGGTCGGTTTTGAAGCGTTAACACTCGCAACTGGGAATAATAATACCGGTGTGGGTTATCAGGCAGGGGCCGCTGTTAGCACCGGAACTGAAAACACCGTCGTGGGGAACGCCTCTGGTGTTGCTGTTACCACGGGCGCTGACAACACCTTCGTCGGAGACAACGCTGGAGGCGCGGTAACGACAGCTTCTGAACACACCGCAGTCGGGTCTAGCGCGCTGCTTACCATGAGTTCTGGAACGACCGGAACAGCCGTAGGGTTTGAGGCGTTGAAAGTAGCGACAGGAAACCATAATACAGCGGTGGGACACCAATCAGGTCTAGCTGTTAGTACAGGCACACGGACGACTATAGTTGGCGGAGCTGCTGGCAACGCAGTAACGACTGGTGATGATAATACGCTATTGGGGTATAACGCCGGTGGTTCTATTAGTACGGCTTCTGGACATACCGCTGTTGGATCGAGCGCACTATCGACCATAGCCACGGGAACGACGGGAACGGCTGTAGGTTTTGAGGCGTTGAAGGTAGCAACAGGAAATAATAACAGCGCGGTGGGTTATCAAGCTGGAGTTGCGGTCAGCACGGGAACTGAGAACACCCTAGTTGGAAACTTGGCTGGTGATGCCGTGACTACTGGTGCCGATAATACGCTGCTGGGAGACAATTCCGGAGGTGCCATATCGACTGGTAGTAATAATGTGGCGATTGGGTCTTCTGCTTTACTTGCAGCAACTACTTCTTCAGGCCACACCGCAGTTGGAGCGAGTGCTCTAAGCACAATTACCGATGGAACTACTTGCACAGCCGTAGGCTTTGAAGCACTCAAGGTTGCTACGGGCAATGATAATACCGCCCTTGGCTATCAAGCTGGAGTGGCTGTAAGCACGGGAGTTGATAATGTTTTAATTGGTACCGCGGCAGGTGACGCCATAACCACCGGAACAGACAACACCTTCGTCGGAGACAACGCCGGAGGGGCAACTGTAGATACTGCCGGGAACACGGCTGTCGGGTCTGGTGCTCTGCTATTGAATACGGCTGCAAATAACACCGCCGTGGGAGCTTACGCTCTCGACGCTAACAGCTCAGGAGCAGCAAATGTTGCGATTGGCAGAAGTGCATTAGGGGCTAACACGACGGCCAGTAACAACACCGCTCTCGGGTATTTTGCTTTAGCGACCAATACCACAGGAGGAACGAACACCGCATGTGGATTTCAGGCGCTAGAAGATAACACCACGGCCAGTAACAACACTGCTGTTGGATATCAGGCTCTAAATATAAATACGACGGGGGCTAATAATACTGGCGTAGGCAGGGGCGCTCTTTTAGCGAATACGACAGCAGCAGGGGGCGTTGCTGTTGGGTATCAGGCTTTGGTAGCTAATACGACCGGAGCTAACAACACCGCCGTCGGATACTTGGCTTTAACGGCGAATACCACTGGGACAGATAATGTCGGCGTGGGATTCCAAGCTGGAACCGCTGTTACGACGGGTATAAATAACACATTTGTCGGTGATTCGTGCGGACAAGCAGTGACTACTTCCTCTCAAAATACTGCTGTGGGTGCTGATGCGTTAAAACAGACATCAACAGGAGCAAATAATACGGCAGTTGGGAAAGGGGCATTATCGGTTAACAGCACAGCAAGTGGGTCTACTGCTGTGGGTCAAGATGCCCTGGTTGCAAACTCGACTGGTGCGACTAATACCGCCGTGGGGAAGGATGCTGGCAAGGCGATTACTACTGGTTCCAATAATCTTTGTTTGGGAGTAGATGCAGGTATTGCGTCATCTCCAGGCGGAGCAGTTACGACAGGTGATAATCAGATATGTCTTGGTGATGAAAATATTACTCATGCTCATATCCAGGTAGATTGGACTGTAGCGTCTGATGGGCGCGATAAAACTGATATTTCAGATTTAAAGTCTGGATTGAATTTTGTCAATCAATTAAAGCCAGTAACTTATCGGTGGGATAAGCGCAGCCATTATAGTCTTGACCAGGATATTGTTCCTGATGGGAAGCATAAGAGCGATCAGCTTGATGTTGGCTTCCTCGCCCAAGATGTGGATGAACTGGAAAAAAGCTATGGCTTTGACCGCGAAGGTAAAAGTAATTTGATTTCCAATATCAGTGACGATGGAAAAATGTATGGCCTGAAGTACAGCAAGTTTGTCCCAATGCTGGTTAATGCGGTTCAGGAATTGTCTTCTGAAGTAGAAGACCTTAAATCTAAATTAGAGGATAAGTAGATGGCTGTTACTAAAACTTTAGTCAAAGCCGTGCCTTATGAAAAGTCTAGCAAAGTAGAGGTGTGGGACTTGGAAATGAAGTACGAGAATGACTCTGAAGGTGATGCGACCTATTACACGTTTACATTCTCGCTCAATGTAGAAGCGACAGACGATGAGGGTGTGGTTAATTTCGCGAAGAAAGCCAAGGGTTCATGGAGTAAGAGTGAGCTAGAAGGGCTTTGCCCAACTTCACAGTGGGATAACGTGTTTGCCAGCCAAGTCGATTCGGTGATTACCAGCCCGGTAACTGCGGCAACGCCTGACGAGAGTTTCGCGATCCCAAGCTGATGCCTGAGATCAAATTTCAGAACTGGACTTTACCTGCGGCTTTCATGCTGGAAACCGACCTGCCGGCAGAGATGGTAGACGTTTTGAACATGTATTTAGATGAACTGCTGAAGAGCGAAGATCGTCGTTCACATGCGGGGACTTTGGTAGGCCAGATCCAGCACGGTCAGCAACTTACGATGAATCATGATGCGCCTGAGTTGCAGGATTTCTGCCATCTTATTAACGGTCTTGGCATCGAGTACATTAAGCATTTTAGTCAGCAGACAGCAAATATCCTGAAGGGAGTACGGAAGGTCGAGGTTGATGAGTTGTGGTCAGTCCATAGCTTTGAGGGTGATTACAACCCAATTCATGATCATGGGACTAAAACGATTATGGGTATTTCCGTTACTTGCTGGACAAAGGTTCCAAAGCAGATTTTAGACCAACCAACAGCAGGAACGCCAAATTATAGTCTTTATAACTCCAGCGGAGCTTGTGACGGGTATCTGGCCTTTCAGTACGGCAGAAACTCACTGATGGATGTGGAGCGGTTACGGCCACCGCAATCGACATCCTTACAGCCGCAGGTTGGTAAGATGTATATGTTTCCTAGTTGGTTGCAGCACATGGTCTACCCGTTCAAGGGTGATGGTGAGCGTAGAACGGTAGCAGCTAATTTAAACGTGTGGGACATCACAGATCAGGTTGCAAGTGAAACGACAGAGATAAATTAGGGGAAAGCTATGAGCACTATTTTTACGGCAATCAGCATCATCACGATAATTGTGACGGTGGCGAGCTTAATAGCGGCGTCAACACCCACACCCAAAGACGATGTGTGGATTGGGAAACTATATAAGTTGATTGATGCGCTTGCTCTGAATATCTGGAAAGCAAAGCAGAAGGGTGATTGAGCCATGGGCTTTAAATTATCTATTGTGTTGGCATTCGCCTTGGTGATGGTGTCGGGAGCTTTCAAGCTCTATTACGACAAGTCTGAGGCTGAGAAGATGGCTATTGCACTGCAATTGCAGACCGCAATGGATAATCAGTTGCGTCTGGAAAATGCTATTGAAACGCAGAACGCTCAAATCGAAAAGCAGATTGCAAATAAGAAGGCATCAGATACGCGTATTGAGCTATTAACTCTTGCCAGCAATCAGGCAAGTGAAAAGGTCGATGAATTACGTGAGAAGTTTGCTCGTCACGATTTGAACATGCTGTCGTTGCGTAAGCCCGGATTGATAGAAAAAGTTGTTAACCGCGGCACTGCGAGGGTTTTCAAAGAGCTTGAAGACCTAACAACCGCAGAAAAGACTGCCTCGGTTGAGTCTAATGATGAAACAGAAGGTTAGGCATGAAAGTGCTGGTTCTGGTTCTGCTGGTCATTTGCAGTGGCTGCACGACGTTTCGCCCGCCCGAGGTGCGTCCTGTGGAGGTCGTGACCATCGAGAAGCCAGCGCCTATGTATCACCCGCCGTTGCCACCGCGGATAAAGAGCGTTCCGGTGGAATGGAAGATTTTGACGCCGGACACGATGGAAGAATATCTAAACGATTTGAGGGCTGGCGAAGCGCCGGTGAATGCTTGGTATTCGCTGACGACCAAGGGATACGAGAATATCAGTACCAATATGGCGCAAATTCACAGATACATCAGACAAGTGCTGTCCATCGTTGATTATTATCGGGATGTTGATAAGGCGCGACAAGCAGAAGATGAAGAAGAGCCAGCAGAGGAATGAGTAAGTTGACGGAAATGTTGCGGCGGCATGAGGGTGTGGAGAGCCACGCCTATCTGTGCAGCCAGAACTTTATGACCATTGGCGTTGGCAGAAATGTTGACGCTGGCGATGAGGGTCGGGCAAGAGGATTGGGGCTTTCTGATGATGAGATCGATTATCTATTGCAGAACGATATTGATCGGGTAACGAAGGAGTTAGATCGCGAATATCCATGGTTTCAAGGGCTTAATGAAGCACGATCTGATGCGATGGTGGATATCAGCTTCAACCTTGGACAAACAAGGTTGAGAGGATTCAAAAAGGCATTGGAAGCAATGGGTTCTGGCGATTGGGAAGAAGCCAGTAGACAATTTTTAGATAGCCGCTGGGCGACTCAGGTTGGCAACAGAGCGACTGAGCTGGCTGAGATAATTAGCACAGGCGAATACTAAGGATGATGTTATGAGCAAAGGTGGCAAGACTGGAGGCGGACCACAACCGAGCGCACCAGGGATACTCCCAGGGGGTGGTCCATTAACTAGCTCCAGTCCAGGCAAGGGTGGTAGACAACAGCCATCAGGCCCAATTGACCGAGGCTATGGTGGTTGGGACAACAGCGGTGGAATGCGGAACTCCAGCTCCGTTGACTGGACTGGAGGTCGTGGCACTGCTGGGCCTCCCCGAGATCCCTTGCAGCCATCAGGTCCGGGCAAGGGCGGTAGAGGAATGCCGCCACAACCGCCTCAGCAGTTTGGGGGCGGATGGGGACAGCCTCAGCAGTTTGGGGGCAGATGGGGACAGCCTCAGTTTCAGGGTGGATTTGGTGGCTATGGTCAGGGGTCACAACGACCGAGCGGTCCAGGCAAGGGTGGTCCATTTCAGGGGCCGGGGCCTTCATACAATCAGCCTCAAATGCCTTTTGGTTATGGGCAGATGCAGTATTCGCCTCAGCGATTCGGTGGTTACGGTGTGCCTTCAAGTATGGCTCAGCCTTTTCCTGACATTCAGCTACCGCCGCCAGGGTATCCCCAACAGTATGGTCGCCAGCCCGGTATGGGCGGCCCAGGCAAGGGTGGTAGAGGTGGCGGCGGTGGTCCAGGCAAGGGTGGTCGTCGTCGGGGTCCACCCCCTTATATGGGTGGGCCTGTAAGTTCTCCAGAGTATCAGGAGCTACTTGCAGAGCGACAACGCTCAAGGGGACAAAACGAAGGAGTCAATGAAAGGTTACGGATTATGCAGCAGCAGCAGCAAAGGCAGCGAGAAGAATATGGGCCAGCAGGGGGGGCGTATGCGCAAATATTGGGTCGGCCCGGAGGTCAGTACACTCCCTCCCAGGCCGATGAGTGGCAGAGGAGAGGTGATGACGTTTATGTTGATCCGCAGACACGGCCGTGGCGCCTTAGGACGGCCTATTCCGGGGGCGGCGGGATAGCTGGAATTTATGGGCCTGGAGGAAGGGTGCGCTAACGATGCCATTGCGTAAATTATTATTTCAGCCGGGGGTCAACAAAGAAGGCACTGAATATAGTGCAGGCTC